TCTACCGCGATCGTCATGTGGTTAACAAGGTTGGAGTCAAGAGGGCGGTCAAGTACGGTTGGCACAGTGATCCGGATAAGAAAGCTGACCTGCTCTCCGACTACCGCCGAGCACTGGCTCACGGTACATTCGTGAATCCATCGGCCCAGGCTCTTGTCGAGGCAGAGACATATGTCTATTTCGCCGGGGGGCAAATAGGTCCGGCGTGTTTGATGATGGAGAACGCATCCGCGATAAAGACCCATGGGGACCGAGTTATTGCCGATGCTCTGGCCTGTAAAGGTATCCAGGAAATCGGGGGGCATATACGAACCAATCGACCGATGGAACCTCCGGAGAATTCGTTCGGGAAGAGGTACCAGGCTACCATGAAGCGGCGTAAAGAAGCTCGGAGCGAGCGAATGTGGGATACTAGACTCTCCCGAGGATTAACTGGATGAATCTGACAGCTAAGAATATCCATCAGTCTGCGATGAATGGGTTTAAGCGACTCCGCAACTTCCGGGCGGTGCGGCGGGAACTCATAAAGGCGTACGTCGGCCAGTACTATAACCAGGATCACGGAGTACTCGGACTCGAACCACTGAATATGGCTTTCACTGCTGTACGAGCCCTGGTTCCGAATCTCGTAACACGCGAACCCCAGAGCATTGTTGGATCTGACTATCTGGCCTATAGAGAGTACGGCAATCTGCTCGCAATAGCCCTGGATGCGTTGGTCAAAAAGAGCAAACTCTCCAAGACATTGCAGCGGGGACTTACGGACGCCATCTACACGATGGGTATCTTCAAGATTGGTCTGATGGCGTCCAGCACGGTAGCATTCTTCGGCGAAGAAATGGTCGATCCCGGAACGCTTTATGTAGATACCGTGGACTTCGATAGTTTCACGTTCGATCCCACTACTCGACGAATGGAGGAGACGGCATTTGTCGGAGAGAAGATCCGGATCGAACGCGATTTGGCCCTGGATTCCGGGCTATACGACAACGCGATTCTTGAGAACCTGCCCTCGTCCGCCCATGCAATTTTAAGTTCCGATCGGGAAGTGAAGGATCTGTCGAATTCCCCGAACACACGGCAACTGATCGATAAGTTGCATGACTTTGTAGATGTCATGGAGTTGTGGATACCTGATGCCGAGGCTCTTGTGACATTGCCGTTTGGGGAATCGACCGGCATGAAGTTTCTCAGGGAAGAGGAGTACATCGGTCCCGACGACGGCCCGTATACGTACATGACCCTGACACCCCCGGTACCCGATAACCCGATTCCGGTGCAACTTGCTGGAGTATGGCACGATCTCCATACGATCGGAAACCGAATCGCGAAGAAGATGCTGGATCAGGCCGAGGCTCAGAAAGATATTCTGGGGTACCAGGGGGACCACGCTGACTCTGCTCAAGAAATCGGGGACGCTAAAAATCTCGCGATGGTCAGGATGGAGGATCCCAAAGCGGCTCAGATGTTCTCGGTCGGCGGACAGAATCCCGCCAATGTGCAGGCCACGGGCATGATCCTCGACCTATTCAACCAGTTCAGCGGCAATACGCAGATGCTCGCCGGGTCGAAAGTGGATACGAATGTCGCCACCGTGGCAAATATCCTGCATCAGAATCAATCGACGGGCATTACATATATGCGGGATCAGGTAAACTTAGCCACAGAGGATATATTGCGTAAACTCGCGTGGTACCTGCACACCGACGAGTTAATCCGTATGCCGTTGATCCGACGTGATATAGTTCCGGCCGAGTACGATATCTCAGAGACTGGAGTAAAATTACTTAGTCCGCCGCAAGTACAAGAGACACAAGTGTTTCTGACGCCTGAGACTCGTCGGGGAGATTTTCTCGATTTCGCATTCACCATTAAACAAGACTCGATGGCCCCGATCAACTGGCAGTTCCGGATGCAACAGATGCAGTTACTTGCGGTCAATGTTATTCCGGCCGCTGCGGCGGCGGCTCAGATTGCTTTGCAGGCGGGAACGCCGTTCAGTTTTCGGATCTTCGTTACGAAATACGCGAAGATGATGAACATTGACTGGATAGACGAGGTATTCCAAGACTCAGAGGCGATTGCTCAGATGGCGGCGGTAGCACAGCAGGGTCCGCAGATGGCGGCATCCAAAGGAGTATCATCCCTAGCCGCGGTTCGGCAGAACGGGGGTAGTGTTACAGGCGAACTCCCACAGTCGGATATGGTTCGCCAGAGACAAGAAGCTCAGGGGGGAGCTAACCAAGGGCAGTCAGAACTGCCAATACGGGAGACGGCGTAATGGCAAAAAGAGTATTTGCGGGGCGAGGAGCACATGCAGTTAAAGACACTTCTGTGCTGGCCGATGACCTCATCGGCATGTCTGACGAAGAGAAGCGTAGAAAACGACAGGAAGAAACAGAGGCAAATGTGTCCCGTAATCAGAAGCGGATAAAAGCCGGTAAGAAGGCGGTGTCGCTTACAGAACATGATCTGGACCAATTCCGGTCGCGGAAACAGAAACTCCGGCGTCAACAAACCGCTGCTGCCAAGGCTCGTACAAGTGCCGCAGAGGTCGAACGGTCCGGCACGGGTAACAAGGCCGCGGCTGCTACGTATCGGGAGGTCGCCAGAATACGATTGGCGAAGGCCGCGGCTTTGCGAAAGGACGCCCAAATGTTGCCGGTGTCGAAGACACCGATCAAGCCGCGGCATCGGAAGGCCCTTGCTGCTAAACAAGCGGCTCTCGCGGAAGCGGCCCTGGAGTTGAAGGTGGGCCGAAAACAGGCGGAAATGCAGGGAAAGAAGTAGATGCCGATATATACTTACCGCTGTTACGAGTGCGAAACCAAGCAGGACTCGTTTCGTCTACTGGCAGATCTTAATGTGCCAGAGATTTGTGACTGCGGTGTGAATATGACGCGGTTAGTGTTCGATCCGGACAGTCTGCCGTCGATCCGCAGTGACTATGAACGTCCGATTATGTCCACGTCGCTCGCGTTCGACGCGGCAGAGATCGATGAGCACAGAAAACGCTTTCCTGGAATCGAGGTACGGACTGACGGATGTTCGGCCTACCCGGTTCTTCGAAGTCTGACTCAGAAACGTGACTATCTTAGAGATAGACAATTCGAAGATGTGAACTCTTTTACCTGATCCCTATCCCGCGAGAGCGGCAGCGATCGAAGGAGAGAATGATGGAAGGACGCCCAAATGTTGCCGGTGTCGAAGACACCGATCAAGCCGCGGCATCGGAAGGTGCCTCCACCCTTGAGGCGAATGTGCAGGCGACGTTAGACGAGATGCAGACGATTCCTGATGGATCGGAGGACACCAGCGAGATACTGGATGGAGAGATCACGGAAGAGGGAGTTCAGGATGATGAGGTCGTAGTCGAACCCGATGGGTCAGCATCATTAATCTCGGAAGGACATCTGCGAGCCGCGTTGGCGGCTGGATGGACACGGGAGATGGCCGAACACTTCATGGACACGCGGCCCGAAGAGGCTGTGTCTGTGTTCAACGAGTTGTACGACAAGCGACGAGAGGAGAGTGCAGCGTACTCTGCTCACGGACGACGTGTTCTAGCCGGAGTCGAGAAGTCGGGACCCGCGGAGACCGACAAGGTCGAAGCTATTCCTGTGTTCGATGCCAAGACACTGATCGAGGAATATGGGAACGACGATCTCATTACCGCCTTGATTGGTCCGCTGAATGCGATGGCGAACCAGGTGAATGCCGCGACGGCAAAACTTGCCGAATCTGAACAGTTTGTTCGGGCTTCGGAGCAACAGGTACTTCAGCAGGCGGTCAACGGATTTTTCGCCAGTACGGATTTGTCGGCCTACCACGAGACGTACGGTACTGATGCCAGTGCTCTTACGAGCGGACAGGTCGATAGTCGTGTTACAGTACTGAGAGAGGCGGACGCCATTATAGCGGGTGCCTCGGCTCAGGGTAGGGAAGTAACACCCCAGGAAGCTCTCGAACGTGCCCATATGTTTCTGACAGAGGGTACGCGGGTCGATGACATCCGTCGTGAGATCGCCGCCTCTATGAAACGACGTACGAAGACCTCACGTTCGACGCAACGGCAGGCATCCGTCAGGGAAGATGCAGATCAACCGATCACAATGGAAGAGTTGGAACGGCGGGTAGCAACGCAACAAGCAGCAATGAAATCAGGATAAACTAGCAAAGGAGTTGATAATGGGTGTTTCAATGGATCAGCATTTGGACTTGCTGAGGACTACTCTACGTGATCTTCCGAAGAACCAATTCGAAGTCATGTGGACGTACCAGGACTACGAGTTCAACCGTATTTTCAACGAAAAACGAGTGATGATCGACGGAGGTACGTCAATAAAACGCAACGTCGTCCTCGATCACACAGGGCAGGCGAAGTTCCGCCAGATGTTCGACACCGATACGGTCACCGTCGCGAACGTCCACAAGGAAATCGATATCCCATGGACGCAGCTTTCGACGCAGTATGCATGGGATGTCGGCGAACTGATGACGCAGCAAAACTCGGCGAAGGGTTACATTAGCCTACTGAAGACCCGCATGAATGACGCGATGTGGGCCTGGGCCGATCTCATCGAGCAGGCCGGTTGGCAGGCTCCGGTGAGTTCGACGGACAAACTCAACCCCTACGGCATCCCGTACTGGTTGAACAAGGCAGACACTGACACTACGGACGGTGGATTTGTGGGGCAAACGATTCGATACCGAGACGGGAGCATCGGCACGACCGCCGCGGGTCTCGACGCCTCCGCCAATGTCAAGTGGAAGAACTACGCCGACATCTACACCACGGTGGATAACTCGCTGCTCAAGAAGTTCCGGTCGGGTATCCGGCTGACGCAGTTCCGTCCCCCGTCGTTCATCCGTAACCCCGGTACTGACACCGAAACCGACCGAGTCATCTATACCTCCGGGGCTGTGTACGATTCCCTGGGCGACCTACTCGACAAACGGGACGACAACAACAAGCCCGTCGATCTGATGGGCGGAGTGAAGGTGCGTATCAATGATAACGGAGTTCCGTTCGTCAACGGACATCCAATAGTCTACATCCCCCTCCTCGACGACGACACGGATGTGCCGATCTACGCCGTGGACTGGCGGAAGATCAAGGCCGTGGTTCAGGACGGCTACTGGATGGAAGAGGGTCCTCCGATGAAGTCGCCGACGCAGCATACCACACTCGTCGTCTTCGTTGACGGTCGGTGCTGCATCATGTGTATCAACCGTCGGACGGCCGGATTCGTACTGCACAAGGCGATCACTTCGTAACGTGATCTCCGTATCGAACCTGAAGAAAGAAGGAGTTTAACAATGACAGTTGGCAAAGCAAAAACGACCCTACTTAGCCATACGGCCGGGCAGGTGGAGGGTAACGCCGGGGGTCCCAGTTGGGAATTCATCTACCAGTCTTCCCTCGTGAAAGCTCCCGAGTTTAACCTCGGGGATCGAGTGGTATTGCCCGACGGACGAGAGTTTCGCTACGCGAAGTCGAGCGGTATTTGTGCGTCCGGTCAGTCTGTGGACTTCGACCAGACGGGAGCGATTCCGTATACTGCGGTCGGGGCGGCAGCTGCACTAGGAGTTTCGACAGTTACCATGTCCGCCTCTACCCACTCCGCCATTGCCGCGGACGCTCTTCGCGGCGGGTACATCGTCATCTGGACCGGAGCCGACCACGATCAGTTCCGCGGGGTTATCGGAAACACCGCATCGGCGGAAAATGCGGCCATCACGATTTATATGGACGGCGGACTTTCGACGGCCGTTACCACGAGCCACTACGGCGAAGTATACGAGAATCCGTACGCCTCCGTCAAGGAAGCATCCGACGCTTCTCTCGGCAAAGGTGGTGTACCGGCGATCTACATTGGTGCGGCCAATACGTACTTCTGGGTACAGACGCGAGGACCTCGGTTCGTAGCTCCGCAGAGTACCATGACCGCCAACGAGGGCGTAGGTGCCATGTTTAGGCACGACGGATCGCTCGAAGCTGTGGCTACGGCGTTGGGGGCCACTGTTCCAGATACAGCCTGCACCCAGTACGCGGGGTTCCGTCTGATCGGTTCCGCCGACGGGAATGGCCCGTTATTCATGTTGCAGGGTTAGGTCAGGAAATCCAGGGGGCGGGTTTCGGCCCGCCCCCATAGGGAGCAAGACCTATGTCTCAAAATGCTTTGACATTTGCTGAAATGCAGACGAAGATCGCGTCGCAGTTGGGCGTGGCCTACTACGGAGGGGATGGGGACGAAATAGCCCAACCCCCGACGGATACGTTCACGTTGCAGCAGATCAAGGATTACATCAACGATGGTTTCCGTATGTTGTTGGATAACGCTCCGCCCGAGGGGTGGACGTGGCAGCGACCTACGGCGTCGTTTGTTGTCTGGGCCACGGTTACGACTGGAGCGGTAACAGTAAGCGGAACGAGTAACACGACGTTGACCTCGGCGTCTTCGGACTTCTACCCGTCAATGGTGGGGCACGCGATCGTATCCGATACCCTGGAGAATTCGTACACGATTACTGCGTATACCAGTGCAACGGTGGTCACGGTAAGTGCCAATGCTTCTGCTGACAGTGGCGATACCTTTACGATTACGGCCGATGGGAATTACACGCTACCCGACACGTTCGGGGGCGAATTCTCCGGACCAATCACGTACGCCTCTGGTACGAATCCCGGGGCATCGGTTCGCTGGGGTTCCGAGGGCGACGTACGTCGTTTTCGAGAGAACGCATCTTCCCAGACTGGATATCCTACGTACGCGGCAGTCCGCAAGATGGCGGATGTATCGACTGTAACGCGACGTTGGGAGATGGTCGTGTACCCGACTCCCGGGGCGGATTACACCCTGGAGTTCCCGTACCAGTTGTACTTCACGGCATTGTCAGCCGACGGCGATCTGCATCCCGCCGGTGCCCACTATGACGGAGTAGTCTTGGCGGCGGCGAGAGCCGTGGCCGAGATGGAAGGGCAGGATATTATCGCGGGAAGGGTTCAGTACTACCAGGAGAATGCCCTGCCATCGGCGTACCGTATCAATCGACGTAGTACTCCGAGACTATTGGGCACGTTGTTGAACCCTGGCGTCTCGGTCGCTAGTTATAGAGACTCTTACGAACGTCCAGATGTGAATTTCACATAACATAGGGAGCACAAGCATGAGCGGAGCAAATTTCCTTAGTACCATCGAAGATATCGTTACCGGCGACGGGTTCTACCGGGACGTTCCCATCAATCTACGGGAGGCATTCCTGCATTCCGACGGAGCTACTCTTACGACTACTCTGACCACGAACCCGGGTTTTGCTATGGTCAATACGAACACTCTCGTATTGTCCTGGGCGGCGGCCAAGGTCGTGAAAGCAGGGTTGCAGTTCCAAGTACCCGGTGACTACGACGAGTCATTGGACGTGTTGTCGGTATGGGTCAAAGCCGGTTGTTCCGATGCCCCGACTGTCACAGTCGAAGCGTTCATGGACAGTGCCGCGACTACTGATTTGGCCCCCGACGCCATTTCTGCTCTGACGACTGCCTATGCCTGGAGAGAGATCAACCTTGATGGCAATGGGCTGTTGGCGAACGACATCGTCACGTTGACATTCGTGCCCGGCACGCACGCCGCCGCCGCCGTCAATTTCTCCGCTGTGAAAATGCGTTATCGCGGCGATCTGGCGATTTTCGACCTGGACGAGCGGAGCAGCGGTACACCTGCGTAATTAAGGGTAAACATGCCTCCGACGCAGGTAGAACTGGTTTTTCCGCTTCGCGGAATCAATGATAACTGGGCGTTCGGGCGTCAACCCGAGGGAACAACGCCCGATGCCCAGAACGTCATCCCTTTCGATTCCCTGGACTCCCGGGCCCGCGGTGGGCAGCGGTGGGGGCTGTCTAAGTACTACGAGACCCTCCACAACGGGGCCAACGCGATCCAGGCGTTGACTTCGAATGCTCTGTCAGTCGAACCGACAGCGGCTTCGACCGCCACGTTCACCCAGGCTAACGGAGTGCTGAGTGATACTGCGTGGTATCCGCTTGTGGCTGGCGGGTCGTTCAGTGGTTTCTGGACGGTGAGTGCCGCCGAACCCCTGGTTGCGAGTAACGCAATCTCCCGCACAAATGCCGAGGGCGTTCTACCAACAGCGGGTATCTTCAAGACAGCAGGAAATACGACGGTCAACTATGACGTGACCGCCGATGTAACGCTGAATCCCGGGGGAGACGGGGCCAAGGCAATAGTTGGGCTGATCGTACGGGCAGATACAGATTTCCCTGACGTACAAAGAGATGTTGATCTGATCTTCTGCCGGGTCCAAATTTGGTTTGTCGCTCCTTCTACATATAATCTGAGGGTCGAATACTCGACTCAAGCTGGTAACAATTTTACCTCAACCGCGATGACTCCGGGATCGGGCGACTACCTCGATCCTACGTGGTGGACCACAGCCAAGACTCTGAAAATAAGTGTACGTGGGGACGTGGTATCATTCTATGCTGGAACTACTTTACTGACGCAAAACACGATCGCACGTCAATCGGGAAGTACGGCGGTAGGATTCGAGGCACAGGCGTCGGTGTCCGCAGCAACAACAATCACCCTCGACAATTTCAGTTTAACTCCCGTCGCGTCCCAGTCAACCCGCGAATACAAGATTATTTCGGTCTCTGGCGGAGATGTGTATACCGGTAGTCCTTTTGGAGCTCTCGCCCTTGCAACCAGTGGCGAGAACGTAGTATCCACCACAGGCCGGGTGGGTTTGCAATCTGCATTTGGAAAAGTGTACTTGTGCGACGGCGTGAATGCCAACTATAGTGTTTGGACCGCTTC